GTAATCCTTTTGATCTTTGGGACAGTAGATATTCCAATTCTCATGAAACGGTGGAAACTCTTGATACTGTAATCCAAGTTCTAGAGCATATTTCTTAGCATACTTGTCAGCACCTGTCTTACACCCACCACTTACTATTATCGTATCCGTTCCTTTCTCATTCTTTAATTTAAAGATAAACTCTTTGATCTTTCTTCGGTTCTCGTATTTACGACTACCGACAATCCCTACTCTTAAAGGATTTTCCCCCATTTACAATGCTCCGTTTTTACAAACTCACAAAATCTACAAGCATTACCAGGAGTAGCATTGTATGTTCTATCAGTTCTATAGTTCCCCTTTGAATCAAATATAAGTTCACGAAACTCGTTGAAAGCTTTGTTCACTTTATTAAGAGTGACACTACCATGAGCAGGCTCAAATCTCTGTAACCTACTGATAGGCCAATCACTCTTCTTTGCCACTTTACGTTTTAGTATTAGGAATTCAACTGATATTTTATCCAAAGGGATACCAAATTTCTCAGAATACTTCTGTTTATACAATACTAGCTGAGATGTCTTGTAGAAGTTTTTCTTATGAAAGTTTGTCCAGCTACGGGTTGAAGTTTTAAGGTCAATTATTTTAATATTATCATTTATTTTATTTCGAATTACAACATCTAGGAAAGATTTAAATTGAACACCCTCTTGAATGTTGTCAAAGATAGGAAGTTCAATACCAACTAATTCATAGTTCTTTTTCATAAAGTATTTGGCACGGTCTTTCTTAAAACCCTCGATTATTGCCACACCATCTTCATAGAACTCTGTTAGTTCTTTTTGATCACAAACATCTACATTATGTTCTTTACGAATCTTCATAAACTCTTTGATCATCTCTTCTTTCAACATAGTTGGTAAGTCCATAGAATCTGCCGATTTGATCGATTTATCATAGAACTCAGTTAGATATGCCTGAATCGTGGTGTGCATCGCAGAACCAAATACAGTATGGATACTACCACTTGATTTACTAAGTTTGTCGATATAACGAAGTTTCCACTTTAGGTTACATTCGTTGTAAGCGCTGAATTGTGAATGTGATATACTCTTCATACTATCTCGTCAATCAACCCATAGTCTAAACAAGTTTTCGCATCCCACATTAAATCGTGTTTTAATATTTCATCTAATTTCTTCATAGGTAATTTAGTGTATTTTTTATAAACATCTTTTATTGTTTTCATCATCATATCAAGATTTTTCTTCTCATCCTCAAAGTTAGCATATGTTCCCCAAAAGGTACTTGATAATTGATGAACCAACATATAAGAATTTCTACTCATATATCTTTCCTCACCAACAACAGTTAAGAATGTTGCAGCACTAGCAGAAAAACCATCAACATAAGTATGAACTGGTACTTGACATCTCAATATTGTATCCATAGAAGCAATTCCACTTACGATACTTCCACCACCTGAGTTGATAAATATCTTAATCGATGGTTCTAATATACCAAGAGTTTTTGATAAAGTCAAGCTTTTTGTTTCTAATTCTCCAATCTTTTTATTCAACTCAACACAAGAATTTCGGTTTACGCCAGAGTAAAAGTATATCTTATTATCTTGAACTGATATATGTTTCTCATTAACATCACCAGCCTTTCTCTTTGGTGCTACTTTTTTCTCTCCCCAATGTTTATCCACTATTTACCCCACTTATCATTAGCGACAATTGTTGCCATAATACCATAGTTACTTACATCTAAGTAAGCATCTTCCATCGGCTCTCCCTCAACGGCGTTCTCTCTCCCACTCATCAAGAGTGTTTTTAATCTTTGAATCTTATCGTTCATTCTGAACCACAGACCTGTGAGTGATAAATGTATCTCATCAGGTGTTTGTAACTGTGTGCCAACTGAGATATTTCCAGGACCATAATCATGTTGTTTATGACAGAACAATTCATATTGTTCTCGTTGTAATCTTTTAAATTCTTTCGTCATCTCTGGCCATTCTTGTTCCATTTGTTCAACTATATTTGAGGATTTTGTATTATCTAAAATCTCTCTTTCTTTTATATTCATATAACCTCTATTTTATTATTAAATGTGATAATTGTATCATAATGATAACAACCGATAAAATAACACTTATTACTGTTCTTGTATCTGGCAACTCATGAAGAATCAACCAAGTCAAAAGAGTAAATACTATTGTAGCCATACCAAATCCTATTGGTCGCACATACCAAAAATTTCCGAAATAATCATAATACCACCTTGTAGCATAATAAAAAGCAAAACTGATAGGTATCCCACCCAAAACAATCCACCATACAGATTTGCCAAATTCCCATTTAAATTGAGCTTGCATATGAAACCAAGCCGCTACATGACCAAATAAGGCAACCAACATAGCAATTAATAATTTATTCATCTCGCTAATTTCTTTATCTCTTTTTCAGTTTTTCCAAATTCCCTTAACAAGTTCTTTAGATTTTCCTTTGGAATTAACTGAATGTATTCCGAAGCCTGTAATCTACTAACTTCAAAGTATTCCACCATATAATCAATCACTTCTTTATTGAATTTATCTTTCTTACCCTTGATATATTTTAAATATGTCTTTTTCTTTGGTAGTAAATCACAATAAAATCTGTAAACAATACCATGTGGCATAGTTTGTACCACATAATTCTGAAAGTGATTAACCAGTGGTAAGAAATCTTCACCCATACTAAGATATCGATTTATCATAAATGGTGAAAATGTCTTTCTATCGGCATCGGAGAAAGAATCCCAATCTCGTTTGCCGACAAAAAGTTCGTTAATCCATTTAAATAAGTTCATCTAGTTCCTTGGATAATGGTAATATCTCACCACAGTTTCCACAATTAAACACTTGAACTGGTGCGATCATCTCTTTACCAGTTGGTGATACAATAGCAGATACCTTTTTGATCACATACCCCTGGATAAATATCTTATTATCACATTTAGGGCATGTCATGGTTTCAGCAGAACTCAAGTCTAGTTCAACTTGTTGTTGTTTTGGTTGTGGTATTGGTTTTTGTGGTCTCATATTCATGATAATCTCCTCAATATGTTTGACACCGTTGCGATAAAGTTAATCTCTTTATCCACAACCAACACATCTTGGTATGAACCTTGTGATATATCGGCTATGATTTCAGGTACTTTATCCCTACCATAACTATCTATCTCATCATAAAGTAATCTAAATAGTTCGGTATAATCTGTGAAATTACTATCCGCAACCATTTTACGAATAGTCCTAATATCAGTTACACTAGAGATTGCTTCTAGGAACTGTAGTTTGAACTCATTGTGAATCATCCCATCTTTATCAATACTCAGTTTACCATCAATAGACATTCGTTGTAATTCATTAATCACCTTACGAAGATCAGGATATCCAGCAGTTACCACTAGAGCCAGATCATCCAAGTCGAAAGAAATATTCTCTTTCTCAAGGATAGTTTTAGCATGAACAGCAACCTCTTTCTTACTCGGTGGTATAATCTTGTATGTCTGACACCTACTCTGAATCGGATCAATGATCTTCTCCACATAATTACATGTCAAGATGAATCTACAATGAGCAGAGAAAGTCTCCATTAGGTTTCTCAATGCTGGTTGAGCAGAATTGACATTCAGATAATCAGCCTCGTCTAATATCACAACCTTCATTGGTTTAAAACCAACAGAGGAAGCAAATGTCTTTAACTTATCTCTTACTAAGTCAATGTTTCTCTCATCCGATGCATTAATATACAGATAATCACACTCAGTATTATTAACAATAATTTTAGCAAGTGTGGTCTTTCCACCGCCAGCTCTGCCATAAAGTAATAAATGTGGGATATTTCCATCATCTAAGAACCTCTCTACTTTAGTTTTAAGGTGTTCGTTACCGACATAAGTCGATAAGTCTTGTGGTCGGTAACGTTCCACCCATAGTCCATGTGAACTCATACTAATTACCTTGTTGTGCTACTAACCAATACTTTGCAACAAAGTCATCCACTTTGAACTCAACATGAGCAAGTCCACTAGTGGATATCTGTAGTTCAGCTTTTGAACATTCTTTGTTAGCACTCAACACTTCTTTGAAAAGGTTAGCGTTGAACGTAATCGGATCGGTGATAGTGACGGCACCACTCTGTGCTTTCAAGGAAATACGATTTGAATTCATATCAGAATATCCAATAGTAAATTCAACACCACCATCTGATGGTTGAACTGTAAAGTGTTCTACATCAGATAAAGCACCTTTACTTTTGATAAACGAGTTGATGAACTGAGAATCAAGATTTACCAAAGTATCAAACGTAGGTAAAGTCTTTAAGTCTGGTACATCAGGTATCACACCAAGAGCAGCCAATACATAATCAACTGAAAGAACTTTATCATAAAGATGAAAATTCGTAGGTGTCCCATCCACCTCATTTACTTCGAACTCAATACTGTCTGATAAAGTCCCTAACATCTTTGCTAGTTGAGCAGTATCATACACACCGACTTCAAATACAGGCAAGGTTTGTTTTACTAATTCAACATGTCCCAACAAAGACTTATCGCCTGATATAAATTTTGTTGAAAGTGTTGTTCCATCAGAAATCCACTTAACGGAATTTACATTCCCACCAAGGTTGTATTTCTGTATGAAAGT